GAGGAAAGCGAAGAAGTATTGAACCACGATGATCTTCGTCTTAGTATCCGGATCTACATCTTCACTTCCACTAGGATTTAACACAGCAAAGCCACCGACACCTGTGATACTCGCTATGATGATACTTGGATATGACAAATAGTCATGTTGTTTTTTGAAATAGAGACGTGCGTGATTATGAAGCCATCGGTACCCAGCAGCTTTCTCAGCCCATCTCACGAGCAGATTCTCCTGCTTTTCACACCAGAAATGCTCATGGGGCACATCCGCTTCACCCATTATACTTAATCAACATATATTTCTAGTTCAGGTTTCATATCCTGAACCCACCACTTCTTTTTTGTAGGATCCCATTTTGCACCCAATGATTTAACATGATCTTTTTCTTCAAAAGGGACATTTAGGTATATCCGCTCCTTTACAGGTGTATTCATAAATTCCTCAGCTTCTTCTTCAGTTTTAAAAGACTTATAGACCGCACCGGGATATCCATCCACCTGCGTCTTAGCTTCATCCCAAGTTGTGTATATACCTGGGATGTGCCCTTTAACAACTGCGTAAAATTTTTGCTTCTTCGTTCCACTCAGAGTCTTGGTTTTAGGGGTTCCACCAGCAGCTTCGTAGGCTAATGTATCAACTTCTTCATTTTTAGGGTCTCCATTGTGTGCTTTTACCCATTTCCATTCAACAGTCTTCAATTTATTACGCATTTCATCCATCGCAATCCACAGATCTTTGTTTTTTACAGATGTACCCGTAGATGTTATCCAGTCATTCTTTTTCCATTTGACAATCCATAAACTAATACCATTCTTCACATACTGGCTATCTGTGAATATACAGACTTCTTGGATATCCCTCTTAACACATTCTTCGAGGGCTTTGAGAATAGCCGTCATCTCCATTGCATTATTGGTGGTATCACACTGTTTACCAGAGAGTTTAAAGTCATCACTAACCACACCCCAGCCACCACGTCCAGGATTTCCGAGACAACTTCCATCAGTGTAAATCTCATACATGATTGCTTATCGTGGTTTATCCTTATACTCTGAAGCTTTCTTAGGTGTTTTACAGATCGTGTCACCACAATGATCTCGGTTTTGGTAGACAGAGTTTATGGATGTTGAAATTTCATTACAAGATTTTAGAGACCAGCGTCCCAACACAGGTTTATCCACTTTAATAAAAAGGTCAAATACTTTCTTGAACATTATCTATAATGAGAGGCTTGTATTTAAGTATGCTTATTTGCTAAGCGCTTCGATCGGCGCAGGGGTGGCGGCCTAGTAAGTTCCTCAAATTTATGAACATACTTCGTAAATCTGTGATCATTTTTAGCCCCCTTTGCTTTATCATAACAAACCTGAATGAATCTTTTATCACCACTTCGCGTGAAAAGATTGTAATATCTGAGGGTAACCTCAAACATGGCGAGTGCCATAGTTTTATTAAGTTCCGTATCAAGGTTATTTTCTACAGTGCGCATCATCATAGTCAAGGTAGTAATCAGTTCGGTACGTGAAAAGTTGGGCATTTTGGTTTAGAAAACAAAAAACATAGGTCAACTTAGGCTTGCTAATCATTTTTAAACAGCATTGGTACTGTGCATTTTAAAAATGGGTTATTTTTTAATAAACTAAGACCTGGTGCTTAGTTGGAGAAGGCGAGACCACCCATACCCGATTGGATGCGGAGGACGTTGTAGTTGGTCGCGAACATGTGCATGTTGGTGGCACCGTTGGACGCCTTCTGGACAACCTGGACCTGCGCGTTGTCGATGCGGGAGAAGTTGCAGGTACCGGTGGGCTGGTGCTCCTCGGGCTTGAGCGCGAAAGAGTACGAGTAGATACCGGGGGCGGGGTTGCCGGAGTGGTGGTTGTAGGGCTGCACCTGGTTGAAGTACTTACCCTTCTGCTCCTTGAAACGGTCCTGGCCGTTGAGGATGAGCTTGAAGGTCTCGAGGGGACCGACAGCCTCCTCGGTGTACTGCGCGGTGGAAACACCGGTGGCGTACAGAGGGGTACCAACCGCGGACACGGGGACGAAGCAGTTGGACAGATCGGCGGCGTCGAGGGGGTTGGACTGGAGAACAACATCATCGTCGTTAGACGCGGAGGTGAAGTTCCACAGGGTGTTCTTGTTGGTGGCAACGTTGGAGAAGCACCACACAAGCTCCTTGACGGGGTGGTTGTACGAGAGGCGGACCTGCTTGGTACCGGCCGAGGTGACGGTGTCGGTGCCGGTGTGCTGGACCTGCTCGATCAGGTACTCATGACCCTTCTGGGCGAAGCGGCGACGCTCCTCGGTGTCAAGGTACACGTAGTTGGCCCACACCTTGAAGGTCTGGGTGTCGAGGAAGGTGGAGAAATCGGACGCGAGGTCGATGTCGATGCGCACCTCGTGGTACTGGAGGGCGATGAGGGGCAGGTAGAGACCGGGGTTGCGGTTGAAGAAGAAGATCAGGGGCAGGTACACGGTGTTGGTGGCACCCGCGGTGGTCATCTTACCCCAAGTAGCCTTCTTGGACTCATCGAGGTACAGCTCGGAGTACATGCGCCACCACTTCTGGTAGTGCTTGTCGATGCGCTGGCCACCGATGGACAGCTCGACGTTGTTGATGGCACGCTCGGCGACCCAGTTGCAGTCGTCGACGGACTCGGAAGTCGCGGTGTTGGAAGTGAGCGACTTGAGCTCGATGTACATGTCACCGACGAGATCACCGTTACGGGCGACAGTCACGGACACGCGGCCGGAGTTGGCGGCAGTACCGTTGACGGTCTGCTCGATGTTCTCCATCGCGAAGTTGGTGTGGCGCTTGTACTTGGCCTGGAAGAAGGTCACCTCAGGGTTACCGGTAAGGTAGACATCCTGGGCACCGTAAGCGACGAGTTGCATAAGACCGCCAGCCATTTTGAGAGTTGTTGTACTATAAGCAGAGAAAATAATTTCGGTCAAACGCGCATTTCCCGACCCCAATTTTTCTCAGACCAAAATATAATGACGACCTACCCTGACGAAATTCCCGAAGAGCCCGTCGAGGAGACTGACACTGAGACCGAAGATGAGACCGAGATTGAGGAGGGTGAAATCGTTTCTGGAGATGAACTCGAGGACTTCGATGAACCTGTAGACATCGCCGAGTTGATGACATCTCTCCTGGCTACTGAGGATGGAGACACGGTGTGTTCGGCGCTGGTCAATATCGCCAATCAACTTCAGACCCAAAATAAAATTTTGATAAAGATGTTGAGTAAAATAAATTCGGCTTAAGGATAAAACCTATAGTATGTGTAATGAGAGAAACTCACTTCATTGATAAGGACCCTAACATCTATGAAGCACTCACCGAGCTTCAGAAACGTAATGTCCAGTCAATGAATGAAGAACAAATCCTGAGCATTATCGAAGACTTTGAGTTTCGATGGTACCTACACGATACAGAAGGCTACTCCCCCTGTATGGAGCGAGCGACAAAACTGGGATACCATCAGTTTATTCATCCAGACAATTTCAACGAGATTGGAATTCCCAAGCCGGATCAGATTGATATTATGGCAATCAGGGGTATCAAGAATCGAATGATTAACTTTCTCATTCAGTTGAACAATCACGTTCAAATTCACATCAACGATTACAAGTACGACGACGAAGTGACGATCAATAAGCGAATTAACAATATCATTCTACAGATCGAAGATGGTTTCGAGAATGTGCGACGTCATCAGATTTCATATGAGCGAGTGATCGCTCCGACCGCTCTTCCTCAGGTGAGTGTGTATACTGACCCATCCACGATGGATGAAGAGGAGATTGAAAAATCTTCACCGTTTCAGAAGTGTTTGATGATCACACTCAAAGAAGCGTACCGTGCTGGGTATCGACGATACAAGGGTCAATGCTGCGAAGAAATTAAGACGGTAGAAGGTCACCGAACGAGGGCCTGGAACCCGATCTTCACTATCGAGGAATTTGTCTATTCTCTTCCGAAGAAGGAGAGTAACTTTACAAACTGGAAGAACTTCACGAGCAAGGGTTCAATCTTTAGAGATGTGATTGATAACATCTCAAAGTGTGAAGATGCACAGTTCCCCGAAATCAAGAAGAGGCGTCACGTGTGGTCATTCAAGAATGGCGTTTTCGTGGGAAAGGAGTGGATCCCTGACCGCGGTGTGTACGACTGTCGTTTTTACCCGTATAAAAGTGACAAGTTTGCGTGTCTGGACCCGAGTATCGTCGCCTGTAAGTATTTTGATCAGCAGTTTGATGACTTTTCCCATATCGAAGACTGGACAAAGATTCCTACACCTTATTTTGATTCGATCCTGAAATATCAGAAATTCAACGACGATGTGTGCAACTGGGCGTACGTGATGGGAGGTCGCCTGTGTTTTGACGTCGGTGAACTCGATGGGTGGCAGGTGATTCCATTCTTCAAGGGTATCGCTCGGTCGGGTAAGTCCACCCTGATTACAAAGGTGTTCAAAAAGTTTTATGAGAATGAGGACGTGGGAACACTTTCCAACAACATCGAGAAGAAGTTTGGTCTTTCCGCGATTAAGGATTCCTTCATGTTCATCGCTCCAGAGGTGAAGGGTGATCTCGCACTCGAACAGGCTGAATTTCAGTCGATCGTTTCGGGGGAAGATGTTTCAGTTGCTGTGAAGAACAAGACGGCCATGTCCTTTGAGTGGACAGTCCCGGGTGTATTGGGTGGTAATGAAGTACCAAACTGGAAGGATAACTCGGGTTCCGTACTTCGTCGCATTCTTCCATGGAACTTTGGTAAACAGGTTCAGGATGCGGATCCCCAACTCGATGAGAAGCTCCATAATGAACTACCCATCATTCTACTGAAATGTGTTCGTGCGTACCTTGATTATTCGAACCGGTACAGGAACAAGGATATCTGGAACGTTGTCCCTTCGTACTTCAAACAGATCCAGAAGCAAGTGGCGATGGTGGCGAGTAGCCTTACGAACTTCCTCGAGTCTACCTATGTCGTGGTGGGTGAAGAATTCTTCGTACCCCAGAAAGAGTTTGTGGCTAAGTTTAACCAGCACTGCAAGGAGAACAATCTTGGGAGTCACAAGTTCCATCAGGATTTCTATGCGGGGCCCTTCAGTTCGCGTGATATCGAGGTTCGTGTCGAAACGGTCAAGTACAAGGGAAGGATCTGTAAGAATCAACCCATCATTTACGGTCTAGATATCGTGACCGATGACTTAACATATACAGATGATAACTAAAAAAAATGTATACCAATAGTAATATGAGCCAGAGGGTCAAAGAATTTGTCCGTCAATCTGGAGTAGAAGTTCAGACTCCTGACTCAAACTCGAATGATGAGTTTGCAAAGGAACTGGAGCAGAATATGCTGCGTAGACAGCGCGAACGCGCCGCGGGATTTCGCACACCCCCGCGCCCGATGCCTCGTCAGGTTCAGGTTCCTCAACGTCTTCAGAGGAATTTGGTAAATGATCGTTCGTATGCGGGCGCTTTTAAGCAATTTGAAAATAACTCACCACTCGAGAATGAGTTCAACGATGTGAAACTCTCCACAAACGAGGAAAAAATGATTGACAACCTGGTACAGGAATTTGATTCACCCCTTCAATTCAGTAAATTTAATCCGGGTATGTTTAACGCCACAGTAGACTCT